ACTTAAACAATTACGTTCAAGGTGCCGCAAAAGCATTGAACACTGCAACAGACAAAAATCAAAAGATTCAATTGACTAAAGAATTAGTTAATTACATGGCTGACCGCAAAGATTACCCTGAGTGGGGTAACGCTGTTGCTACTGTTCAGCAAGTAATCAAGAAGGGTGGCACTGATCCTAACTTTGCAAACGCCGCACTTGCTAAACTTAAATCAGGCCAAACAATGGCTGAGTCATGGCAGATGTATTGGATCAACAAGCTATTAGAAGCAGTTGATTTAACATGGGGTGATTTAGGACTAACAGTTCTTAAAGAATCTAAAGGCTCTACGTTCAAAATTGTTGAAACCAAGTACTATAAGCTAAACAAAATCTTTGAAAGCATGATGTATGAAGCTGAGGCTGAAAGCATTCAAAGTTGGTTCAAGCGTTGGTTAGCTCAATATATGAAGGGTGTAGATTTATCTGAACCTAAAACGGCATCGCAAGTAGACCAGTATATCAATGCTATTCAGCAATCATACAAGAAAGACAAGGGCAAGGCTGCACTAAATCAATTAGCTAATGCGGCATTCTCATTGTCATATAGTAACAAAGGTACCCCAGGAGCAATGGGTGCGGCAGCTTCTACTCCAGCACCCGCAGCCTCAACTGATTCAGGTGGTGGCCCGTTAGCTAGAATGGCAGGAAACACTAGTGCCGCTACAAGCACTACTCCAGGAGAAACTACACCTTCATCAAGCCCTACAACTGCTACTACAACAGCAAACACAGCTACAGGTAATGTTGGTGCACCACCAACTGCACAAACAGGGAGTGCTAATCAAAATGCTAATCAGTTAATTACTGTAGCTAAGAACGCACTTCAAAAGTTGCAAAAAGTTGACCCGGCAGCTTATGCCGCGTTTGTAAAAGAACTTACTGGCCAAAAGGCTCCAGCAGGAGTTCCTTCTGAAAAACCTAAAACAGAATTTACTCCACCTCCTAAGCCTACCACTTCACCTGCTCCTGCACCCGCAGGTGCAACTGTAACTACAGAGAGTAGAAAATATAAACCATTTAAGAAATGGTAATTATGAACTTATCAGAATCATTAGCATCGTTAAAACAAAAGCTTGATAGCATAGACGTAATCACGGAAGCGAAGGGCCACTTAGACCACCCTGAAGATTTAATCTTTTTGGATGGATCAATGGGTGGCAATCGTGCTATTCAAGCTACAGTTGATACTGTTAAAAACCCTGCAACCGTAACAATTAAATGGGACGGCTATCCTGCATTGATATTTGGTCGTGGTACTAACGGTAAGTTCAGTATTATGGACAAACATATGTTCAACAAGAAAGACAGAACAGGTCGTAATGTGTACAGTCCTGAAATGTTTGTGCAATATGACCAAGCACGTGGTGTGAATCGTGAAGGGTTGCATAGTCTGATACAAGAAATATGGCCCGGGCTAGAAAAAGCAGACAAGAGTAAAGGATTCTACTGGGGTGATTTGTTATTCAGTCAACCACTAGAAGAACAACACGGTGTATATACATTCAGAGCAAATCCTAATGGCATTACATACACTGTAGATTCTACCAGTGATGTTGGTAAGTTTTTAACTGGAAAAACTGCAGGTATCGTAGTTCACCAATTTATTCCGCCGGCAGCGGCTACTACCGATGAAGCAACACCGTTGCCAGGTACTATAGGTTCGTTAAAGAACAATAGTAACATTGCTATCGTTCCTGCAAAAATGCCAATCACACCAAAGCTAAAAATTGATACCGGATTAGTCCGTGCGGCAAAACAAAGTGTCAGAGATAACGGTAAGCAAATTGACGAGTTCTTCAATAACGCACCTCAAGCTAAAGGACCGTTCATTGGATTGTTCACAACGTACATTAACAAGAAAATTGTATCAGGAAATTTAAATGATTTAGTTGATGGGTTCTTGCAATATATTGGCACAAAAACAATGTCTGATGCTATGAGAGGCAAGTTGTTAGGGTATAATGCGATTGATCCTAAGACCAACCAAGAAGTACATACCCCTGGCTACTTAGATGGCAACAAGTCAGTATTAACAGCATTGTTTCAAACTTGGATTAATATCTACAATTTGAAAATGAGCATAGTTGAACAATTAAACAAAGCCGCCGAAGCTAGTCCTGTGAAGGGGTTCCTACAAGACGGCACACAAACTCAAGAAGGCTTTGTATCTAACGGACTCAAATTCGTAGATAGAATGGGCTTTAGTCGTCAAAATCTAGCCGGACAACGTTAATTTTTAGCACCCAAAACCAGTATTTTTTTGTACCAGGCATAAATAAGTGTATGAAACTATACGTTTCAAATTATTTAAAGGAATATTAAAATGGCACAATTTACACGTGTAAACGGCGACTATCTACCGTTGATTAACTATGATGCAGATTCATACACAAACTCTGGCGTTAACGCAGTTACTTCCGCAGTTACTGTACAACCTCAAGGTCCTAAGTTAGACTTCTTCACTATCACTTTTGATGGTGCAGTTACTACTACTCAGTTTAACGTTGCTATCCAAACGATTCAACAATTGGCTACAATTTATTTGTATGAGTACACTGACGACACTAATGATACATTAGCAGTTGCTGTATATCCAGTTGGCGCTTGGACAACTGCAACTCTTGACACTGCTTTGACAGCGGCTGTTGAGGCTGTGACTGTTGCGGCTTCTGCTACATTCACTGGTTAATTTTAACTTAATCAAAACAACCCGAGATTTATTCTCGGGTTTTTTTACCTCTCTAAATACACAATGAGTTTTACTTTATCTTGTTATACGTTGTTTGATATTACACCGACCGGTGTAATGCATCGCAACAAACCTAACTCGGAAGAAGACTATAACATATGGCTTTATAAAAGAAACACTCAATGCAATTTTGATACAGTTTTACAAGCTATATCTTTAAGGTCGCAACCTGATTTAACGACTTCAGTAAAACGCACAGAAATACGACTAGATGAATTTACTGACTTTGGATTTCTGTTTGAACAACAAGATGACGAAACGTATCCTTGCTGGTCTTTTGATTTTGAGATACAACATGGTAGTGTATTTAGTGACGGGATAACTGAATTGGGTGCGTTGTATACAGACTGCGAAGGTGTCCCTATGATTAAATGTGACACTGAATGGGACAAACTACCCCCATTCCTAGATACGACTTCTGAATTACGAAACATATATTTTAAGGTAATATCAAATGATTGATGATAGAACATTGGGTAAGCTAGAAAAAGTCATTTCTAAATCCTATATAAAAGATTTAGAAGATATAATTGTTTATCAAAACGAAGACGGTTCATATGAGTTGTTTAATAAGTATAGAATAGTAAAAACAAAAGATGAATATTCTGTTTATATTAGTGCAAACAATCCATTAACATTTTACTCTTTAAAGAATGCAGTAGCTTGGTGTACGTATGATAGGCGAAACAGAGTACTAGATTCAGATAGAATTCATTACTTAGATACTGGCTTAGTACGTGTTGATGCTATGATTGAACAGCATCAAAAACTAGCTAAAAAAGCTAAAACATCGGATACAAAGCTAATTTATTTGGCTAAACTAACAGAAGAAAAGTTGCAACGAAAACAGATGCTTTCGGAAATCAACTCATATGTGTATCTATCTAAACTTTGGCAAACCCAAAGATTTAACAGAAAACCCTAACAATAATACAAAAAAGATAAATACTAGATATTAGTCTGGAACGAAACTATGAAATTAAACGAACTTGATAACAACCCTATTTTAAATGCTCAAAAGGCTTTAAACGAACAATACGAAGTACCTTTCAAAATACAAGGTATGAACTTGCCTTCAACCCGATCTATGCTACAAAAAGTACGAGGATTGATTAGCGAAACTAAACAATCCCCTGATTTTTATAGAAAGCAAACAAGCCCAGCCTACATGAAGATGGTATTTATGGAGCAAGCATTAGTGCATCATTTTACTGATTTGCGTAACAGACCTCAGCCCCGCATCGTCTTTGAAAACGAAGAAGTTGAGAAGTCTCAAGTTGTCTTGGCTGCACAAGATATGGTTGACTCCGTACAGAAAATGCTAGAACAAGTAGGTCAGATGCAAGTCAAAGAACTACCTGCACTAGTCTCTAGTATTGAATCTGAAATTGGTGTCACTGAAGCACAACAATATGACCAAGAAGTATCACAAGCACTTGATGGATTAAGCGCAGCCTTGAAGGAAGCGTTTGGTGGATTAAAGAATGCATTGGGTGCAATAACTGGTCAAGGCGCCGGAGATTTTGGCGTCGGAGCCCCTGAAGCTGGGGTTGATGCTATGGCAGCAGACTTAGGTGCTGAAGCTGGGGTTGATGACGCAATGGCGGATATGGGTGCAGAACCTATGCCGACAGATGAGCCTGAGCCAGAACCAGTTGCAGGTGCCGGCAGAGCAAAGAGATAACAATGCTTCTCTACGAGCTTGATGGTCCTGATCCCCTGCTAGCAAAAATTATAACGGTAAGCGATCAACTAAAATCTTTGGTAGATAAAGGTTCTGCCAAAGATTGGACGTTAGACCAACTACTTGCATATTTTCAAAAATATGATGTATCGCTTGACAAAAAAGACCTTTACAGTATGATTAAAAAACCACCGTTGAAAGACGTTATCACTAACATACAAGGTGATAAAGTTATATTCAAAGGTGCTGAAGAGCCTGTTGCTCCTGATCAGGATACTAATCAAGAAGTTGTGAAGTCAATGGCTGACAAAGCAATGAAGTAAGATGATAACAATCACTGACATCGCAACCAAAAAAGTACAACAAACAATTGCCAAACGAGGCAAGGGCATAGGAATCAGAATAGGCGTCAAGACGACAGGCTGTTCTGGTTTAGCCTATGTGCTTGAATATGTTGATAATCCTAACTCGGAAGATATGCGTATAGACTGTGAAGGTTGCAGTTTATTTGTAGATCCTAAAAGTTGTGTATATATACAGAATATGACAATTGACTATGTACGTAACGGATTGAACGAGGGGTTTGAGTTTAGAAACCCGAACGAACGTGACCGCTGTGGATGCGGAGAAAGTTTTAGAGTATAATGGCTTATTCAGATAAAGTAGTAGACCACTACGAAAATCCACGCAACGTTGGATCATTTGACAAAAATGATACTGATGTTGGTACAGGTATGGTTGGCGCTCCTGCCTGCGGTGACGTTATGAAACTACAAATAAAAGTTGAAAACGGAGTAATAACAGATGCGAGATTCAAAACATACGGATGCGGAAGCGCAATCGCAAGCAGTAGCCTCGTCACTGAATGGGTCAAGGGAAAAACGCTTGACGAGGCACGAGAGATTACTAATAGCACAATTGCTGAAGAACTTGCCCTACCACCGGTTAAAATACATTGTAGCATTCTTGCAGAAGATGCTATAAAAGCCGCAGTTGACGATTATAGAAAAAAACACTAATGAAAGAAATCACTCATTTAGTAGTAAATGGTTGTAGTTGGACATATTGCCAAGGCTTAGAAAATCCCACAGTAGATGGGTGGCCTGCTCTGCTAGCAAAAAAGCTAGGTGTAAAAGTTGTTAACTTAGCAATAAGAGGTTGCGGTAATGACAGCATACACCGAAGAACACATGAATATGTGTACGAAAATCTCCCCTCTAATAGCAAACCTTTTTTTGTTATAGCATGGAGTCAATATTGGAGACGAGAATCTTGGCAAAAAGAATTTTTAGGTTGCACTGATTATGATGATTATGCTCCTGTTAATTTTCCTAGAGAAACCCCACAAAGCAATTTAGAACGTGCGTTACTTGATAATTGGAGTTACTTAGATTTCTATAGAAAAACATATTTGTATAAACTATCATTAATGAATTTATTTAAAACACATGATATAGAATACTTCATGTCTGACTAT